GAAGATAGCACACTCATGCTGCTTGGCAATCATACGAGCATGTACTGCGTTAGCTTTTAGTGCCTCATCAGTACGAGAGAAGCCGCCTGTCTTAGCAAACTTGTCACCCATGTCAAGCAGAACAATATCAGGCTTGTATGATTTACAGATAGATTCTACCCAATTCATGTCACGTCCTGTAGCATCCTTGATCTTGATACGTTCTTTCACAGGCTCATACAGTTCACGTGCCTTGGCAGGATTATTCTTCACCTCACGCATAGTCATGCCTGTTGCAGCAGTCAAGTATCTAGCACCAACCCGATGATAACCTTCCTCATTACAGAGGACGATACAGTTAGCACCTTGAGCAGCAAAGCCATTTGGTGATGCAATCAAGCTGGCGTGGAAGGATGTCTTACCTGTATTCGGTCTAGCACCTATCTCAATCAAGTGACCAGCATTAACACCTTCTACCTTACGTGTGAGGCTAGGGATATTGAATGTCCAACGTGCCTCAAGGTCATTACGTGCAAGCAATGTTTCAATGTCGATGTCATCCCATTCTACGTTTAGATTGGGCGTGAAATCATCACCGTATTGCTCAAGCAACATACGCAACGGCTCAAGGCTAGACTTGTCACCGTTGACATAATCAAAGCCAAGGTTAGCAATATCCTCACCCACAACCTGTTGAAACAGTTTAGACAACACCTCTTGTGCTACATCACTGCCCATCGGCTGCTCATTCTTAATCTTATGAAACAGAGAATTGTATGCCTGTTTCTCTGCTGTAGTCATTGTCGGATTGTTAGATATGAACAACGCCTCAACCTCATCTGGTGTCATTGTACGCTCATATCTGTCCATAGCTACGTCAATAGCTTTCTTAATCTTACGTACGTCCTTACTGAACAACCTGTCAGGACAACGTGCGCCACGGTGGTCATCATAAAATGACCTATCCATGAGACTTCTAATCAGTGATAATTCCATTTAAATTCTCCATATCTGTCGGGTTACGATATTTTAAGTCATCTTTCAGTCGAAGGACACGAACATCGTTCACATGACCTCTTAGTTCTTTTGCCATCCTCAAAGTCTTTGGTAGCGCATCGGGGTCTAACGCTATGATGGCTGTTGAGAACTGTGCAAGATACCCTTTATGCGCCTCTTGCAATGATGTGCCTAGTAGCGCAACCCCGACAAAGGAACCGTAACCAACAACGGCTGCACTCACACAGTCCTCAACAACTACGGCGACTTTACCACAACCAGATGTGTATGGCAAGCCACTATTTCCATATCTTTTCCATTTAGGTAGACGTTTGCCAAGCGCACGGCCTGTAGCATCTACAATTTTACCTTCGTGTATGACGGGGAATACAATTCGACTTTCCTTGACATCATACATCAAACCTAATTCTTCTGCATCCAAGCCCCAAGTAGCACAGAACCTATCGTAGTACACACCACCACTCTTTGGTACAATGTAGCTAGGCAGATCAAATGTGCTGTCAGCAAACTCCTTTGCCCCACTAAACCCAGCACGTATGTCATCTACAGATAGATGAACACGTGTACCGCCACTAACAGGACACGAAGCTTTATAGCAATTCCACACAAGACTACCCATGTTATTAGTCACGGTGAATGTCTTCGATCCACCACACTCAGGACAATTCATACGTTTCGTATCTCCATTAGATAAGTTTAAGTTACTTACTATATTATATATATAATTCATATTATATCACTTTCCTTTGCGGCAGTTAGATGCTTTTACCATGTATTTTTCTAGCTGTCAATGCATTATTTGCACTGGCATACGTATTTTTCATGTAAGGCTTGACAGATTGTGGGTTAGCATGTCCTGTAACCGACATTATTTGTGCCATACCGACACCTGCCTCTACCATCTCTGTTGTACCTGTCCTTCGTAAGTCGGATAGACGTAGTTCTTTGGGTAAACCCGCAGCATCCATCACCTCACGTGCATATTTAGGTAGTTTATGTAGCGTATAGGGTCTATATTCACCCGCAATAGGATTAGGGCGAGGTACGACATATTGCTGAAAGCCAAAGTCTTGTTCTTGTTGTACTAGCATATCTAACAAATCATCTTCGATAGGCAGATGTACCTCTGCTTTACGTTTAGACTGCTCAATAAACACACGGGCGTTGTCAAAGTCGATGGCATCCCACGATAGGAGTCGCATGTCACCAATCCTTTGGCACCAAGCGTATGCCATATGTGCAATCAGACCAATGTTCCTAGTCTTAAAATCACCGTATGCTGTGTCTAAGAACGTCTGTATATGTTCCCTAGCCCACACTGTCTTGCGCCTCTCAGCGGCTCTCCTACGCACAGTAGAAAAAGGATTGATGTGTATATGCTCCATACGCACAGCGTAATTGAAAAGTATACGAGCGACAGCCATGATGTGATTGGCAAAAGGTATACCTCTTTCACACCAAATATCATACGCAATCTTAGCACGTTTACTTGACACCTGACGATAATCTATGTTACCTAGCACCTTATCATCTATGTTTGTGTCCATCATAACACCTAAAAAGTATTGATACTGTGTCTTAGTGTCATTGCGTAAGTTCTTGTAATCAATAGAAGAATAGTACTTCAGTGTTAGTTCATTAACTGTTGTCATCTGGGCTTCCTTGTCTATGTTTGTTTCCTAAGTAGTATAAATCAGATGCCAACTTTAATAGCTTGTCAAACCACATCAGATTGCTCTTCAGATCATCTTGTATACCAAACAAACCGTAGTATACACCAGCAATCATACCAGCCACTGCACCTGTTGTGTCGCTGTCGTGACCACGGTTGACAGCTTTGATGATGCAGTCATTGAAATTGTCAGTAGTTTCAAACGCCCACATTGCAGCTTGATATGTCTCCTTTACATATCCACCAGACATAACGTCATTCCTGTCAGTAGCAATGTCAAGACGATATTTATCATACTTTTGCAGTGGTTCACCACAATACAATTCTTCTGCTAACATACAACTATACTGCACACATTCTTCACTACCGTGTGTCAATAGTGTTTGTTGGGTAGCAAGTTGAATAACGTGTTCACGAGACTTAGCACATAGAACAACAGGAGCAATTCTCATAAGCGCACCATTACCAGAAGATTTTGGATCAGTACTACCTGCATACACTGTATCTGAACTGGCATAATTTTGTAATGCTTTTACGGTTGTAGTGCCTATGTCAAAGCATCGGCCTCTTGGTATAAACTCACCGTCAAGATACCACTTGAGAAAGTTATCCATGATAGCCTGTGCATTGAAACCTTTGTTGTCACGAATGGCACTACCCATAGCAAAAGCCATAGCTGTGTCATCTGTCCACTCACCTTTCTGCACATCCCAAATACCACCGGAGTGGTACTTGGTAATATAGTTGTTGGGATCACGAGCCTTTTGAAACTCTAGGGGTGCGCCAAGCGCATCACCTACAGCAAGCCCAATAAGCATACCCCATGCGTGTTCAACTCTTTTTTGCATAGCACACCCCTCTCTGTTTGTTAAGCTGCCAACAGTTGTTTGAACTGTGGCGTTTCAATCCATGTAGCTACCTCATGCTCACGCTTGAACATGTTCATAGCGTCATTGTCGTTAGCTGTCTGACGTAGCAGAAAGCCATTACGCTCATCAGCATAGGTGGCGTAGTTAGTGAAGGCACTGTACAGTGCAAACACATTGCGTCCACGTGTGCTAACCTCTTGATTATAAAGAGTAAACATCTTCTCAGCTTTCTTTTCTGATTTGACTATGTTCTTCAATAAATCGGGTACGTTCACATGCAGAGGTGTGTCAGCCATTGTTTGTAGCTGATCTGTCTGTTTATCAAACGCACTCTTAGAGGCCAGCAATTGGTCAATGAATGTGTCCATGCTAAAGAACGTAGTGTTCTTACGTTTCACTTTATCATGCTCACCACGGATCATCCCATTGGTGCAGAAGAAATCAATTGCGCCAAAGAATACCATGTTACTACACGATCCATCTACCCCATGCAGCGCGATAATGCGTTGTGAGATGTTAGTCTCATGTTTGTCGGTAGCGATAGTAGTGGTTACATTAGGCAGAACGATGTCCATCAAAGCCCATGCATTTTTACGGGCAGACTTCCATGTAACTTGTGCGTCCACCAATTGGTCATCAGACAAGTGTTCTGTCATTGCATCCTGAACACCAGTAAAGAAAGCAGTGTGGTCAGCGCAGTTGAACTTGTCACCTACGATACCAATGTACTCGCCTGTTCTAGCGTTTACTACATAACGCTTGTCATGTACTTTAGTGTCTTCAAACTCAACTTCAAAGTCAAGATTTTCTGGGATAGGCGCGATTGCCTGCTCAAAGTCTACTTCAGTTATAAAATCTAATGGCATAGTAATTTCTCCTTTTTTAGTGGTAACTGATACTTAATTGTATTATTACTTATACACCTTTATTATACAGTTTGTCAAGGTGTTTAGTCAAATCATTGTACCCGCCAATGTGTACACCTTCACGCCATATCTGTGGTACAGTACGGTATCCACGCCGCTGGAAGAAACGCTTGAGGCGAGGGTTGTTTGTGATTGACCTGTACTTGTAGGGGATATCTAAATCCTCTAGTCTGGCACAGGCCAACTCACAATACACACACTCTTGCTGTCCGATTATCTGGTACATACCTAATCGCCCAAGCAAAATTCTCTGCTCACTACATCAGCAGCGTGTTCTAGTTGTTGTAGCTGATCGCAAGACAGGTAACGCACACCGCCATTGTATAAGGCATCATGTGCAACATCATTAGCCAACTCATGCAACTTTTGTACATGAGCAAGCAGTTCGGCAGGTACTTTGTCTACCTGTTGGCGGCGCATCTTTAGTTCATCGGCACGTTTCTTTTCCCAATAGGCAGTGCGTTCATCTTGTGTCATGTTCTCAAACTTTTTACCCATTGTTATACTCCTTTGTAAACTCATCCCATGCGGCAGCAAATACCTCATTGAAACTGTGGTAGTTGGCATCTTCAAAGGCATTGTAAGCAACCTCAAAGATGTCTTGGCCTTGCCACTTAACTG